CTGGTGCAGGCGCGCCCTGCCGCAGACTGGAACGGCTCCGACCTCTACGTCCTGGGCCGCATGTGCAAGAGCTACGCCGCCGCCGACGACTGCCGCGAGCTTGCAGGCGCGCTCAACGACGACGAGTACGCCAAGCTGGCAACGCGGCATGTCAGCGAGGCGCTGGCCTACGCGCGCACCCTGAAGCTGCACACGCCCAAGCGCGAAGTGAAGGCCACGCCGCAGGACGAGTTCGTTAACGAAACTCACCGCCTGCTGAACCTGGAGCTTGATCTTGGGTGAGATTGTGCGACCACGGCATATCGTGTGCGGCCCGATCCCGGTACACCGCGACTGGCGCTCGCTAGACCCGAGCGAACACACGCGCGCTGAGCGTGTGATGCACTTCGCGGAGAAGTACCTGGTGGTGCCGGAAGGTACGCTGGTGGGCCAGCCGATCCGCATTGCGGAGTTCCAAGAGTCGTTCATCCGTTCGGTGTACGACAACCCGGTTCCGACGAGGCGCGCGATTCTGTCGAAGGCGCGAAAGAACGCGAAGTCGGCCACGATTGCGATCATCCTGCTGGCCTCGCTGATTGGCCCCGAGCGTATGCAGAACTCGCAGATCATCGCTGGCGCGCAGACGCGCGACCAGGCTGGCCTGATCTACAACCTGGCCCGGAAGATGCTCGGCCCGAACCCGGCGCTGACGGTGATGTTGCAGTTCGCGGATTCAGCGAAGCGGATTCGCGCCACGAAGAACGGCTCGGTGTTCAAGGCGATCAGTTCGGACGCCGCCAGCGCGCACGGCCTGTCGCCGCGCATCGTGATTCTTGACGAGGCGGGCCAGATCGTTGGGCCGGTGTCGCCGTTCGTGGACGCGCTGAGTTCCGCGCAGGGTGCATACGAAGAACCGATCATGATCGTGATCAGCACCCAGGCGGCGAACGACGCCGACCTGCTCTCGACCTGGATTGACGAGGCGCGGGAGTCGCAAGACCCGGCCACGGTAGTTCACCTCTACGCGGCTGACCGCGAGGCCGAACTGCTGGACGAGGAACAGTGGAAGTACGCGAACCCGGCGCTGGACATCTTCCGTTCGCGCGCTGATCTGCGCGACCAGCTTGAGCGCGCCTCTCGGATGCCCGCGATGGAAGCGGCGGCTCGGAACCTGCTGCTGAATCAGCGCGTGACGCAGCGCAAGCTGTTCATCGCGCCGTCGCTGTGGAAAGAGTGCGCAGCGCCGATAGACGACGGCCTGTTCTTCCGTGTGCCGGTGTCGTTGGGTATGGACTTGTCGATGCGAAACGACCTGACCGCGGCGGTGATGTCTGCCAAGGACGAGAGTGGCGTCGTCCACCTCAAGCCGTTCGTGTTCTGCCCCGAGGAAGGACTGCGCGAGAAGGAACTGCGCGACAAGGCACCATACGGTGCGTGGGCGGCATCGGGACACCTGATCCTGGTGCCTGGCCGCGTGGTGGACTACGAGTGGCTGGCGATATTCATGGCGCGGGCAACGGACGGCATGGTGCTTGAGTCGATCCAGTTCGACCGCTGGGGAATCGAAGCGTTCAAGCAGGCCTGCGCCCGCGCCGACTGGGAGCCAGCCTGCGAGTGGGTTCCGGTGGGCCAGGGCTACAAGGACGCGACTCCGCGCATGAACTCGTTTGCGAACGCGCTGCTAGGCGGCAAGATCGCGCACGGTGGACACCCGCTGCTGGCCTACGCGGCATCGAACGCGATTGCGACCACCGACCCGGCTGGCGGCATGAAGCTGGACAAGGCGCAGTCGAGCGCCAGGATCGACCCGCTGGTGGCGGCAGTCATGGCGGCGCATCCGAACCTGGACGGACAGAAGGCCAGCACGTTCGACGTCGCTGCGCTGATCGGGTGACGAACAACCGCCGCCACGGCTGGTATCCCGCCCTCGCGGCCTACGGGCTGACCGTGGCGCAGCGCACCGCATGGGCGAAGCTGCGCGCCAGGTTCGCGGCGAAGGTGACGCGGTGCGTGTTCTGCGGCGTCCAGTTCTCCGCGCTGGTGCGGTGCCAGGTCGATCACCGCGTCCCGCACCGCGGCGATCTGCGGCTGCTCATGGACGAGAGCAACCTCCAGGGGCTCTGTCCGACCTGTCACTCGGGGACGAAGCGGCGCATGGAGAACGGCACGGCCAGGAGGCCGACCGGGCTGGATGGGTACCCGATTGAAAAGGGCGATTGACTAGCAGGAAAGCCGAGCGTATCGTTCGGGAAACCTGCGACCGGAAGGAACGGCCAGCATGGACACCACGATCACCAAGAAGGCATCCGGCCAGCGCATCGCGGGCCAGATGTTCACCCTGTCCACGGAACACCCGGATCGCGTCGGTGACGTAATCATGGCTTCCGGCTGGGACTTGGCCTCGTTCCGGAAGAACCCCATAGCGCTGTACCAACACGACCACGGCTCCCCTGTGGGCGTCTGGAAGGACGTCCGTGTGGATCAGAACGCGCTGGTCGGCACCCTGGAGCTTGCCGCTGCCGGGACGTCGCCGCTGATCGACACCGTGCGTTCGCTGGTGTCCCAGGGCATCATCAAGGCCGTGTCGGTCGGTTTCCGCGCGCTTGAGTCCAAGCCGGTTGCGCCTGGCTCCTACGCCCGCGTGTTCCAGAAGGCCGAACTGCTGGAAGTGTCGCTGGTGAGCGTTCCGGCGAACCCTCACGCCGTTGCGATTGCCAAGTCGTTCGGCATGACCGAAGATCAGATCGCCAATGTTTTCGCCGCCCCGTCCGAAGGCGGTAAGTTCCGCAGCGGCAACTCTGCCGAAGTAATCCACCGCGCCAAGCTGGCTATCATCGCCGCGAAGCGTTCAGCCCTTTGCTAAAGGAAAAAGTCATGAAAACTCTCGCAGAACGCATCGTCGAGGCCGAGCAGGCTCTCGTCACCAAGAAGGACGCTCTCGTCGCCGCGACGAAGGCGCTGGAAGCCGCCCCGGACGAGGACAGCCTGCTGCACGAAGTCGAGCAGATCACCCTGGAAGTCACCAAGGCCACCGCGTCCATCGACGCGCTCAAGAAGGCCGAAGCGGCCCTCGCCTCGCGCGCCGCCACGAACCCGCAGACCGTGGACGACAAGACCGGCGCTCCCGCCGTGATCCAGCAGCGCGCGAAGTCCGGCCAGGCCGACGACATCGTGTGGAAGATGGGCGTGGCCTCGGTGGTCGCGTTCGCCCAGCGCAAGTCGCTGGCCGAGGTGGTCGCGGAGCGTTACGCTGGCGACAAGGCTCTGCCCGCCGTGATCGACCACTTGCAGAAGGCGGCGGTGAACCCGGCCACCACCTACGTTCCGACCTGGGCTGGCGAACTGACCGAGGAAGGCATTTGGGGCTTCCTCGACGCCCTGAACGAAACCTCGGTGGCCGCGGCTCTGTCGGCGCGCTCGCTGCGCCTGTCCTTCGGCGGCTACAACAGCCTGAAGGTGCCGCGTCGTGAGCCGAACCTGTCCAACCCAACCGAACCCGCGTGGGTCGGTGAGGGCGGCGCGATCCCTCTGACGCAGTTCAGCTTCGGGTCGGAAACGATCAATAGGTACAAACTCGCCGCCATAACGACAATGACCAAGGAGATCGCGGAGCGTTCGACCCCGCAGATCGAAGGCATCCTGCGCAGCGCGCTGCGTGACGCCTACGCAATCGTGCTGGACAACGCCCTGCTGTCGGCGGCTGGCGCGGTTGCGGGCATCCGTCCCTCGGGCCTGCTCAACGGCGTGGCTGCGCTCCCGGCGTCTGTGGCTGGCGGCGAAGATGCGGTGCGCGCCGACATCGTGGCGCTGCTGGAATCGCTCATGACCGCGCGCACCTCGCTGTCCCCGGTGCTGATCATCAACACCCTGGATCGCCTGAAGGTGTCGATGCTGACCTCGGCGTTCTCCGAGCCGGTGTTCGCTGCTGAACTGGCCTCGGGCCGTCTGCTGGGCATCCCTGTGATCCACTCGGCGCACGTTCCGCGTGGCCGCGTGATCATGGTGGACTCGGCGGTGTTCACCTCCGCGTTCGACATGCCGATGTTCGACGTCAGCGAAGTGGCAACCGTGGTGGAAGCCGATGCCGGTGCTGGCGCGCCGACCCACGCGAACACCCTGG